TTGAATTTCTCAAGAGTCGATTGCGTCTGTGCAATTTTGGATTCAAACTGTGCGTTATCAAACTTCATTTGGACGACGCGCTCGTCAATGCTGCTCATGCAGAAGTCACCGCCTTCCATACGTTGTCTGCAATTTTATCGAATATTGGTTTAAGGGCGGGGTTGATGAAATCTCTCCCGGCGACATAACCACCTGTGCCGGTGCCATGTCCGTATTGAAGCATGATCACCACGGGGGTTCCTGCTACAACGTGAGAATTAGTCCATGTGATTGAATACGACCCCCTGAGACTATGAATTTCATAATCCCAGAGGGCCGCAGTCTCTCCGGAGTCAAGCGGGGTTGCCGCAGATAGAGCTTCTACTCCCTGCTTAGCGAGTGAGTCCAGCGTTCTGTAAATATCTCGCCGGGAAACTCGTAGCAGGAAGTCTTCCGTTCGCTTAAAGGAACCTTGTACATCGAACGAAACTTTCGGCATCTTGACTCCTATTTTGATTGATTACTCTGATCCAGACAGCCAGTCTCCGGGTCGTGCACCACACTTGATTGAGACCAGTGGGATGTTGTCATTGGAGGCATTAGAGAAGCCGACGAGTGGATCGAGGAATGTAGTTGTGTCTACCGCAGGAACAGGAACACCGGTCATAGACCAACCACTCTTAACACCACTGAAATAGTTCGTCGGTGATCCAAATGGAATGCGTGAATCGTGAGATCCACTAGTGGCTGTGAGAACTGCACTGATACCCGTGGACGAGTGATGTAGAGTTCCCAGAACCATCTGCTCATTCTTACCCATGTTGAACACCATGGGTATGGTCTTCTGCCCTGAGGTGCTCACATCGATGTCCGCAGACTGTGCTACCAATTTACCGTCGGTCCGGTAGGCTACAATTCGCACCTTGGCTCCTGAGGCGCCAGCAGTAGTGACGTTGATAGTCGCCTCAACTACTTTACCCGCTCTCGCCGCAGTAATGAGTGTCCCACGAAAAGTACCATTTGGCAGGTTGTTGACATTCAAGCCACGAGGACCAGCGGGACCATAACACATGTCGGGAACCATTCCATATGTACCAAAGTTATGGCGCAATGGATCGACAATGGGTGCTACGGGCCTTGGTTTCGGAAGCGCTAGAGTTCCTGCTGCCAGTGCCGCAATAGTAGCTGGCCTTGTTTCAAAGGTCAGAATGCCACCATAGTTGACACCAGTCTTTCTCCGCGTTGGCGCAATCATCATACGAACGCTGTACGATCCGGGGTCTGGTGTATAGAATCCCGGTGTGTTGTTCGGCATAATCCATGGATACAACTTGATCGCTGTACCAACAGTAGGTGCTACCTGTTTGATATACACGTAGCTGTCGGAGCCAGTATACACACCATATACGATACCATCAGGAGAATAGATCAACCCGACGTGCCCCATATTTGTTCCGATAATGGTGTAGGTTATCGATGAGCCAACCCGCTTATACAAGCGGTTTTCATTGTCGGCCATACGAAGTGCCGCGTAAGCTCCACCCGTACTGTCGACACATGTACCCGATGCCACATGACCAGACCCTCCAGTGAAGATCTTTACTGCCGTTTCAGCAGGCGTGACTGGCAGAGTGATATTTGCACCAGCCGCATTCTTCCATGTAGCACCAAAGTCAGTGGTGTACATGTAGCAAAAGTCAGTATTGCTATCTACGGACGTGGTGTCTCGCCATACCCACCACATGTGCAGTCTGTTTGGCGAGACATCGTAGCTGAATTTTGCAGGATATGCAGACATGTCATCGGCAGAGGTGAGCCAGTCATGACCCTTGAGAACCATACCAACACGAGTCCATAGCTTAGTCGTCGTGGAATATTTGTTCATCATCAGGTCGCCATCACTGGACGTTCCTGAGCGATACAGAAACAGCAGATTTCCGTCATTGGTTTTGATGAATTGAGGATATGTGACCTCGATCTCATCTGTACCGACCATACCCGGCGTATCCCAGCCATCAGTAATGCTGTTGGGAACACTTGAACGAATATAGTTCAGCGGGACCCGGTGATGGTTACCTGATACGTGAATATAGCCAGCACCATCCACGACAATGGAAATTCCATTGTGCTCATCAGATGGGGCGGGTGCATTCAGCGGATTTCCGGGCAAGATACCGAGGTTGACAATCTGCCAAGTAGAATCGCCATCCTTCATGTGTGCAATATAGGGATTCATGTCTGAACCCCAGAAAGCAGCATAGACGCTGTCACCGGCAACGCGAACAATCGATGTGGAAGTAACCCCACCATTGAGTGCGGTAGCATCAGTCAGCGGTACTGGAAACTGATCAAACTTTAGCAGCGAACTATTGATCTCGCTGAGATCGGCTTTTGCAGTTAGATCGGTTTTTAGTGCCAGAGGGGTCAGCTCAGATTTGTCTGCCTTAAGCTCAACATCTGTCACATTGGCTTTTTTAGCCATTTCTTCGGGACTCAGTCGAAGCGGAAGATTATCATCCCCAACCACGACCTCCGGCGGGAGTGCAAAATCCTCTCCCACCGCTACAAGACGGTCCGTCATTAATTATACTCCGATCAAATAGAAGCCCGGATTTACCGGGTCAGGCATGATGTTACCGGCAATTTCTGGAATTGCGGCAATATTAGTCAGAATTCGCTCGGTCTCTGTAAGGCGTGTTTCATGATTCGATATCTTGGTGTCACGAGTCAAGTTATCAAGTTCAATTACATCTAGGCGTGATTCCGCAGAAGTCCATGCCGCCCAACCACCACTGTTTCGAATGCGACTAAATCGCTTAGGCGTAACACTGTAGCTTTCGAATGTCTGAATGCCATTGGATGCACCGAAAAAGAAAGTGACCACTTTACCCGCAGTATTTGCGGGGTAGTGTTGTGCTGTAGCGGCAGCAGCATCAACTGGCTGGGCTACCCAGCGAACTTGGTTACCCAGAGTCATCAGAGTATCCAGATCAGTTGTTCCCGGAAGAAGCGGCAACCCTTTAACGTCGTTGATCTTGATGTCAAAGTCATCAGCGATAGAGGACCACTCAGTCCAACCACCAGTATTGCGAATGCGAGCGTAACGCTTGGTCGTAAGCGTGTAGCTTTCAAACGTCTGAATACCATTGGTTGCGCCAGAAAAATAACTGGTCAGTTTACCTGCGGCAGTGGTAGGGAAATGCTGGTTCGCAGCAGCCGTAGTGTCTGCCGGGACATTGACCCAGTAGACACGATTACCCAAAACCGTGAGGCTGTTGAGATCCGTGGTTCCCGGAAGAAGGGGTAGACCTTTGAGATCGGTGAATTGTGTGTCAGCAGATGACTTAGTCTGGACCTGTTCCCAAGGAGACCAGCTATCCACCAAGGCACTTATTGATTCACGCCAGAATACACTTGCGCTAATGGTAAGTCGCTGTAGTACTGCTGATCCACCCGAGCCTCGATAGACCTCAAGAACACCTGTACCAGAAACACCAGAAGGAGCATTGGTATAGCTGTAGCTGTCAAGCAGCGTGTATATACCAACATCCCCCGGATTAATGAGGTTATTCAACCAAGTACCATTGGGCAGGGTACCGTGACTGAGCGGCATAAAGACGTCTTTAAGTTCCTGTGCCGCAGCAACAGCTTCGCGAACTTCTGGAGGAAAGTTGTATCCCGAATCTACTGCGGGATATTTGTTGTATGTAGGCATTAGGGCTCCAAGGTGTATAGACCGGACGGGGTCGTAGCTGTAAGACGCGTATCCGATTTAGTGATATTTACGCCTTCGACATCTGTAGTCACAAGGTCTCGTCGACCATCTTGAATAAGATCGGCAATACCATTCGTGTGGGAGACGATCTCCAACGGCTCTCCGCCGCTTTCAAACCAGTAAATTAGTTTAGCGATATCAATGAGCTTGGCTGCCCGTGTGGTTGATCCATATAGATGTCCCTCAACGGCACGAACCAGTGCAGTACTCACCTTGGTCGAGTCAATAATTACATGCGCAGTTCTATTGACGCCATCTTTCACAAATACAGGTGTGGTCGTAAAGGACCACGAGAAGTTCATTGGGTCAATGTTGCTGTTCATAGTGGAATATGAGCGAGAGGCTGGTGCGGCTAGGACATTGTAGATGATGTGGATCTTATATCCATAGTTCGTACCGACCAAGTCATTACCAATAAGAGTCCGATATGAAAGGCCGAATGGTATACGTGGTTGTAGATTTACAGAGAATCCATCATACAATTCCGCCGTGCCATCATACTCAGCAAATTCTTCGGGGAAGGTGTATGCCTTAATGGTCCCCCCGAATTCTTCACGAGCGGCAACGTTTAGATATTTGACACCATCAAGATAGTATGGTCGGGCCTCCCCACCAGTGAGGGCTTCATCTACAGATGTCAAGCCATTCCATACGACCCCATAGCCATTGGTTTTGTAGAAAACACCTTGATCTACGCCAGCTTCAAAGAAGCGTTTACCTGCATTGTTCCAAACAAGTTTTGTCATCTAGTCCCTCCTTCCGATGGGTTAGCCTGAAGTGCCCAGTTCTTTTCTACGCTGAGCATTTAGTTCACGAGTGCGTCGCATCAATGCCTGCTTGTCCATCTTCTTCTCCGGACCGTTCTTTTCACTGAAGACCTTGATCTGGGTGAATAGGCGATTAAGATTCCATTCTTCACATTCTTTAGGAATGGTGAAGCTGAACATCCAGTAGTAGATTAGTTCGGCAGTGATGACTTCTCGTCTTCGAGGAATGTTATGATCCTCGGCAAACCATGTGGCAGACATTTTAGCATTGATGTAGTCGTTGATTGCCTGATAGTTCGTGGCAGAGAGGTAGTGATACATCTCTGCGGGAAGACTATCCGACAATGACATACATTGGATGTAGCTAATAGCCTCTTCTTGAGATTTGTCTGCATCACTCAAGAAGGGTTTTTCCCAAAGTGCCTCCCATTTTGAAAGGGAAACTAGGGAATGCTCCAATTGGATAGTAGTCTCTTCTGAGATCATAATGAATTCATTAGTGACTTCGTTGAAGTGTTCAACGGCAGGTATTGTGAGTGTGAGCATTCCCTAGTTCTCCTTTCAAATGAGTGTTACGGGGTGTCGAACATTGCGAGCACTTCGGTCGGGGTAGGCAGCTTCGGAGCGCTGGTACCACCGTACAGGACGGCTTCCAGTGCCTGAAGATCTGCTTCCAGAACCTTGGTCGAATCGATCGTCAGCAGAGCCGTCGGCTTGTGGCCGGGGACCGGGACGGGCGTGGTGGTGAGTTCCCAGCTCAAGGCCATGGCCTCGGGGGACTCGTTCACCGTGTTGTATGCCCGCTCAGACGGCTTGGCGAGTGCACCATAGACGAGGTGCAGCTTGTAGCCTGCCTCGGAGTTCAGACCGTTGCCGACCTTGGTGCGGTACGACAGACCGAAGGACTTCCGATCCTGCTGACCGATGGTGATGCCGGGAATGGGCTCCGCGAAGCCATCGAACTGACCGAACTCATCCGGGTAGGTGATGGCTTCAATCGTTGCGCTGAACTCTTCGGCAGAGACAAGGTTGATGTACTTGATGTTATCGGCGTACGTCGGGCTTGCTTCTGCGCCAGAGGGGCTCTCGGTAACAGCCGTCAGACCGTTCCAAGCAACACCATTCATGTATGCGCCGGTTTCAGATGGGATGTAAAGAACGCCGTGGTCGACACCGTTTTCAAAGGTACGCTTTTCGAGTTCGTCCCAAGTAATTGCTACCATTTATTTCTCCTAGAAATATAGGTTGTATACTGTGTGGTTAAGTTTGTCTGCCGTGAAGCGTCGAGAGAAGCTGCACATAGGCATTGATGCAACCTTGTCAGGAATCTCACTATCGGGATTCTTGTCAATTATGGTTACCATGTAGCGCTTGGTTCTTCGGTAGGGGCCGTTGTCTGCAAACTCTGCCCGTTCATTGTCTAATTTATAGACAATGGCAGGGTAAGCCATTAGCGTTGCTCCGGGTTCTTGAAAATATACGTTCCTAGAACCCAAGAGCAACTCAAGCAGTGCCTGTAGCTGGAGCCTTGTCGCCATTGTAAATCTCACCAACTCTCAATACCAATCGGGGTGGTTGTACGTCAACATCGCTGACGGTCCAATACTTCCCCATCCATTTAATATAGAGAATTGCCATGAAATTCTCATTGGCATAGGCATTTGCAACAATACTGATCGAGTTAGATACCGAAATATCGGGGTTAACATTCTCTGTATTATCCAGCTTGCGGCTAATGCGGAGGACGTCACCGCCAAACGTGTGTTCAACGATGACGTCCTCCCAAACCCCGGGCACTGTTTCGACCTTTTCACCGAATCCGATTACTCCGCGAAACCTTGCCATCTAGGGTATTAGCCCGTGTAGGTGAAGGACCAGCGAGTCGTGGTGCCGAACGGGATGTAGTAGCCATCCTTCGGTACTGCGACAACCTCAGCGTCTTCAGTGATGACAACCGCACCAGCGGTCTTGGTCACGCCATTGACGCGGTATTCAACGCCCGTGGTGGCCGGGATCGTGATGGTGTTAGTACCACCGTTGAAGGACGGAGCAGCCGGAGTTGCAGCCGTACCCTGCTGGCGCTTGATGACCAGAGCAGACTTCGGACGGGTCAGCGCGCCGGAGATGCGGGTTTCCATCAGGTACTTGTTCTGGTTGAAGTCGATGTCGAAGTCCTCGAAGAAGGAGATTTCGCCACCCTTGTTTGCGCCGACCGTGTAGTCAACGAGGTTGACGATGATCGCCAGAACCTCGGGGTATTCGTTGAACACCTCGACGGTAACGATTTCCTTGACCCGGAGAGCAGAAGCGAGCTCGGCGTCCGTGTTGTACAGACGACGACCCATCTTGTCCTTGAGGAGCAGGAGGTCGGTGAGGACCTTGTCCGTGGTGTACATCGAGGGCGAGCCGGAGCCACGGTATTCGGTACGTGCCCGAGTGACCTCGTCGATGATATCATCGGCGGAGACATTCGCGGCAAGTACAACCTTGTGCGCGTAGATATCGTGGTCATTCGCAATAGAGCGAATGCCGACACCTTCGTTTGCACCAGCGGGGTCCTTGATCTTGTCGTCATCGAGAGCGTCGCGACCGTCACCAACGAGGATGGCGCGAGCGATTTCCTCNTTCAGCATGAAGCGGATTTCCCACTTCAGCCAAGCAACNACATCGAGATCGGTGATGTCGAGGATGTCATCGCGGTCCAGCTTCTGCTTCTTGTAGACCGTGGTCGGACCGGTCGTGCGACGCAGAAGNGCGACAACTTCGTCCTTCTTNTCGGTNCCCTTGATGTAACCCTTNGCTCGGGCTTCATCAGCCGTGATGTCAGCCACGATGGACTTGATCTTGGCGAAGGGGGACTTCTTGGTGGCGTCGAGAACCTTCGGNACCCACTCAGCCTGACGAGCAATCAGCTCNGGNGTGTTGGAGAGGGTCTTGGCNTCCGGGAACAGGTACTCGATATCCTCGAAGCCGTAGTCGGCGTGNTCGATGAACTCTTCGAAGTGCTCCTTGTAGGAACCCTTGCTCTTCTTGGCCGAGTCCACAATGGAGACGATCTCGGAGTGGGACAGAGTTGCCTTGGGGGACCGGGATTCGGTCTGGTCAAATACGTTGCGGGACATGGAGCTGCCTTTCTGGCCGTGCTGGAGGGATTCGGAGTTGTCGTCAGAGTGCTTGGCGGACTGGTCGGACTGGGCGTTGAGTGCTTCACCAATAAGGTAGTGAACCACCTGTTTCTGCTCTTCGGACAGCGAGTTGAAGATTTCTCCAACAGTCTTGCCCGATTCAGCGGCGTGCTGAACCTCGGTACCATCGCTGGCACCACCATTGCTGTCAATGGCTTCACCAACGAGGAAGTGTACGACTTCCTGCTGCTCGGCGGTCATGTCGTTGAAGACTTCTTCAACGGATCGGGTGTTTTCACTCACAGTGTCTCCTTGGTTGTCTGAATGATGGATTGAGTTTTCAAACTCAAGTCCCGTAAAGATGAGAACTTCATCGTCGAGGACGTCTACACTGTCACCATGTCGGATGTTGACATTGTCAATGTAGGCCCCTTCATTTGCCCCTGCGAGAACCAAGCTCACTTCTCGGATAGTTCCGTGAAGAATGTTGTTTCCCTGCCGCTGAAGCTGGTTGGCGTAGATAGACAGGGCCCGAATATCGCCATGTTTCACCAACTCTTTAGCGTGTGCACCCATAGGCGTCTCGTTAAAGTAACCGTAGGCATAAACGCCATCAGCACGATTCTCGAGAACTGCATGGCCAAGGACTTGCAGAACGTCCGCATGATCATGCTGGTAGACGAGAGGAACTCGCTGATTATCCTGATGTTTAAATGAGTTAGGCTTGATGGTTTTTCCATCGGAACAAACGATGTCATTCCGCGTGGCATAGCCACTAAAATCTGGTTCCATTTTGAAGGTTTACTCCTTCCTTAAGTTGTTTGATCACGAGCTTTTTGAATTGAGGCCTTTATGTCCGCTTGGGCTTTAGCAATCTTTTCACGAA